AAGTTTGGGTGTTATCCAATTAGTGAGACTTGACATTGTGGCATAATTGTGGCAAAAAGTGATTACTTTTCTCACCTTTATACCTATCCCCTTTTCCCTCGTGGGATAGGTTTATTCGCAGATATGTCCCATCCATAAACTACCGTCTTTAGTATACCAACCTTGTGGTCGTTGATCCGTGTTCCGTGAGTCGTAGTACGTCACGTTTGCATCACGCCACTTGGACGCTTGATCTTCGCACGTTAATCCTTTTTCAATCGGATATTTAATTTGTTCTAATCCGCTTGTGGTTAATAATAAAATAATTATAACTTTCATTTTTATAGTACCCCGGGAGCTTACTTATAGTAGCTCCCGTAAGTTACATACGTTGTATGTATGTCCTACAATATATATGATAAAATTCCTAACGTCAATACTAAAAATAATAAGATATCTAACCAGAATAAAAAGATAATTATCTTCCAGAACATTTATAACCTACAACCTTAATTGTTTTACCTTCACTACCATAACCGTTATACACGTAATACGTGCGTCCTGTTAATGGTGTTTTCTTTTTAGGTTTAGATTTTATTTCCCAATGATACCAACCTGCACAATTTTGTGGCTCCCAGATCTCAACAAACTTAGTAGACTTAACATCTCCTGTAAAAGTTAAATACAAAAGAGAGATCATTACGATCTTTTCCACTACGACCTCCCTTGACCTCTACTAGGTTTGCGTCTTGGTATTCTTTTGCTGTAGCTCTTTGCGTGTCTACCGGGTCGTTTCTTTGGAGTTCTTTTGTGATAAACGTTTATACCAAATCTAGGAAGTTTGCCCATCGTCTGCTATGTCCACTCTTAAAGTTAATTCACTATTTTTATCGGCTTGAATATATTTAATTACACCGTTAACTTTTTGCTCTAAGTCTTGGCCACAGTTACTACAACGATAGTATGAATTAGCTATACCCACTAAAAGAGTTTTTTGAGTACATTCTGGACATGTACCATGCACTATTTCTGTTGAAAATATTTTTGTCATACCCAAGGAGTATATTTTGTTTTACCGTCTGCTCCACGACTAGCGTACAAACATTGGTTTCTATTATGATTTGATGAATAGCTACAGTGAATCCAACCAGAGTTTGGTTCACCCTCTTTGTAGAACTCAAGTATAAGTTGGTCAAATTCTAGCTCTGATTTGATAAACGAAGCCACCTCTTTATTATCTTTACCCCAAATTTCAAAATCAGCTGCAGCTGCATTATCATCTGCCACATGCTGTGAATTAATTGAGCTGCCAATTGCTATACATAACTCTGCACATCTAAAGCCGCTAGAGATTTGTAATGCTTGATTATAGTTTGAACGTATTGGTTGTAAGATATTTACAGCCAAAGCTTTTAAATTTTCTATTTGCTCTGGAGATGGATTGTTATTAATACCTTTTCTCTCTGCAACCTGACTTTTAATTAACTCATCTAGTGTAAAATTAGCTGTTAGTTTCATAATTATTCCAATATTATTTTTCTAATACTTTTCTGACCCATGTATATTTCTGTTTCTGCTTTTGATTTAATACATTTGTAACTTACACTTGGGTTATAATCTCTCTCTGCAACTCTCTTACCACGTAAGCAGACCGCCATATTCTCTTGTATACGGTGTTCTTTAATCTCTCCATTGATAAACATTAATAATGCTACTACAGTTTCAACCATTACTTACTTTCCTTTTTAGTTTCATAATCCCTACTCTTAAATGATGCTTCTGTTATGACAACACCTTTAGGATTACCAAAAATTTCTTCCCATCTTTTTCTATATAGGTCATTGGATACACGAGATTTACCATCGTGCATTTTGCCTTTTTCTTTTCTAATACTTCTGCCCATTACCATTTGCAAACTCTCTTTGTTTATCTTTTAATTTTTCAATATCATTAACAGCTTTCTCTACTTGTTTCTGTAAAAATTCAATGTTTACTTTGTTATGCATACCATCTTCGATAGCTTTATTCAAACGATCTACAGACTTGTAAAGATCCTCTACCAACATGTAGAGCTCCGCTTCTCCAGATGATTTACCTAATTGTCCTCTTGGATATTTAATTCTAAACTCTGTATTTTGTTCTAAATCTTTTGATATTAATTCTAGTTGTGTTGAGTGTGAGTTTAATGTTTCGTGCAAACCAAAATATGCCCAGGTTCCAATTGCTACCATTGTAATTAAACTAGCAACTGTTTTCATAGGCATTTGTACAGCTGCTTCCTCGGATATTTTTAAAGGTTTATTTGCCATTCTTTTCCTTGTAGTTATCTAGTGTTATCACATCTGGATTGTCTTTTAAATACTGTTGTTTTAGCTCTGTCCAATAGCTAATTTTAGGATCGAAATCTCTCTCACCAAAAGAGCTAGCCGACATAACACCTAATTGCATACACTGATTTATTAGCTCTGCAAATGCAGGAGGGGGTGGATTAATTCTAGGCACTCTCTTACATTCTTTTACAAGTTCTAATTGTGTTTTTAATTTTTGTTTTAATCTTTGTTCTTTAGCAAACTCTTCATCACACACAGGACCAATAGATTTTCTAAATCTAAAACCTAGTGTTTGGTTTTGTGATTCATCATTATTACCACTTTTATATTCATGCTGTCTCACTTCTGTATATGCTTCCCAACTACCTTGATCGCAGCTATTTGTGCCATCATTTAAGTATTCATTACGTGCTTGTGCTGTTGTTGAAAACAAAGCGATAACTATACTAACGGCTAAGATCTTTAATATCGTATTCATGTCTTCTTACTTGGTCTGCTAGTTGTTGGAATATATTTTCTGCCATATCCCATGTTGCTTCTGCTCTTGCTAATCTATTTTTAATATCAGCAAGTACTTCTTTTTGAAGTGCTAAATCTTGTGTTACAGTTTCTAATATTTCTTTATTAACTTGAATAGTATCTGTCATAGTCAATACATATCTAACAGATGTAAAAGTTCCGGCTAGGATTGCTCCTACAACAGGCACAATTACTATATTTTTTTTGAACCAATCTAATTTACTTTTACTTTTTTTCATATTTTTTGTGCTCATTAAATAACCAATTTACGTAACGGTTCCATAGTTTTTTTAGCCATCTCATAACTAAACTCCCTAATTAACATTTACATTCCTCACAAACACAAACACCGTATTCGTCTGCGTGCAAGTCTCCATCACAATGGCACTCGTGGTAACAATTTTTACAAGTTTTTGTTTCTGTAGCCATAGCCTTTTTCTCTGTTTCTCCATCTCTTGTTCCAGGCATACACATTCATCTTACTACCAATGTGTTCCATCCAAGATAATGGTATATCTATCGCTCTTCTCGTAAACCTTTTTATGTCGCTTATCGCGTCGGGTATTGTTTTCATATTATTAGCGGGTGATATCAGTCTCCCGTTATCACCCTATCTTATACGCGCGTTAAGAATTAATCAAATTTTTTTGATATAAAGTCTGTTATTTTTCTCCAGATCTTTTTGATCCAAAACCAAATTGGCTCTATAAATTTTTTATACATCTTTTTTTTCCTCAATTTCATAGAAGAAACTATCAGTATCTTCTGTTTTCCACTTACCTGTATCTTCAACGTTCCACTCGTTAGTTTGCACTTTCCAATCAGGAATATTGTCTTTCACAGTGAAAGAAGGTAAATCCCATATACATCTATTGTTTGGTTGTGCTGCAAAATTGCCATCATCAAGAGCAATTATGTGAGCGCACTTGTGTTCGTGCGGAATCTCTGAATGGTCAGTATCTAGTATATTACCATCTGGGTGAGCCCAGTCAACGGTAAATAGATATCTACCATGGTGCCATTTTTTATCTTTACCAATGTATTTACCAGAAGCTGCACTTAAAATATTCCAAGTAATAACAGTAGGATAATAAGAGAAAGAATTCCAAAGCTCCAATTCATCAAGACGTCGCTTGGGAACGTCTTCTGGTCTATATCCTTGTTGAATAAACGCGCTAATAGGTAGGCGATAAAAGATTGCACCATTACCCATAATAGCGTGAAAAAGTATAGCCCTCCCGCCCATACTCGTAAGACCAAAGATAATACAGTCTTCAACTTCGCCATGATGTTTTTTAAGATCATAGAGATATTCTTTTCTTATTTGGGCGTATGTCGCCGGTATGTTTGCATTTAAATATGCCATTACTTAATTTCACCCCAGTTAGCCCCCTTTTCATAATCAACTTTATTAGGAACCTTTAATTCAACAGCAGCTTCCATAATCTTAATTATTTCTTCTGCTTTAACATCAGACTCAACAGAAATATCTACTTCATCATGAATCTGTATGTGTGGTATTATACCATTTTCATAAAGAGCTACCATAGATTTTTTTGTCATATCAGCCGCAGATCCTTGTATTAATTTATTTAATGCTTTGTATGTAAACGCACGTTTTAGTGGTTCATCATATTCTTTTCTTGCTTGTTCAAGTGGTAAAGGTTTAAACACACCAAATTGTACTGGCTGCCATAAATCAAAATGACATGCACGTCCTAACAAAGTTCTAATCTTACCTCTGTCGTTTGCTTTTCTAGATACATTGTCCATTAGTTTTTTTACAAATGGAGCTTTAGTATGATATTGTCTAATTAATTTTTCTGCTGACTCTTTCATCAAACCTAGTTCAGCCATCAATTTATTTTTACCCATTCCATACATTAAACCTAAATTAATCGAAATTCTGCAGTTTTGCGTAATGCACTAAAATTCTTGGTTCTTGTTGTGAGTAGTCAAATGAACCCCAAACATGTTTTTCTTCTGGAATAAATATAGATCTAATCATTGGACCAAGTTCAGGATGTCTTGCGGGTATCTGTTGTAAGTTTGGATTGCTCATACTAAATCTACCTGTGACTGTGCCACCTTGATCTGATCTAATTTGATTTATGTCTGCATGTATTCTACCATCAACTGCATGTTTGGTTATTGAATCTATAAATGTAGTGTGAGCTTTGTTTAATTCTCTTGCTTCAGCTATTGATCTTCCTAATTCATGTGGATGGTTCTGTAAAAAGTTTTTTGTAAAACTTGGTTCTTTACTTTTTTCTGTTCTATCATATGGAAGTTTTAACTTATCAAAAGCTTTTGCTATAGACCTGGCTGCCATAATTTCTACATCAACACCAGTTAATTTTTTTATATTTTGTATAATTTTTTCTTCCCTTTTAATTAAATTTTGTTTAATATTTTGTGCTTTTTCTAAATCAACTCTTACACCTTTAAATCTCATATCAACAAGACATGGAAATAATTTTGTTTCTAAAGTAAATATGTCCATTAATTCTTGATTGTATAGTTCTACTTTTAATCTTTGCCAAAGTTTTAAAGTTGCTTCTGCATCACGCTCTGCATATTGTCCTACAAACATTGGTGGTAATCTCCACATATCTGCTTTAGCATCTAGTCCATATTCTTTTGCAGCTTCTATTAATATCTTTTCATCCTTACCTATACCCACATAATATTTAGATAAGGCATTTAATTGATAGCTCATTCTGTTTTCGTCTATCAAAGATGCTGCTATCATCGTGTCCATTATGGGTCCTTTTATGGTAAGTCCTGCTGACCTTAACCAGCAAATATCGTACATAGCATTGTGAAAAATGAAGGTTGTATCCTCTTGTTTAAACAAGTCTTTTAACCAGTTTAACACCAGATTTTTGTCCATATTACCACCTTGCTCGTGGTGTATAGGATAATAGCCTGACCAGCCTTCTACGGCCACCGCAACGCCAGCAATGTGCCCTTTTCCAGTGACATTACCAGAACCTAACTCTTTCAAGTATGGATCATTTGTTTCTAAATCGATTGCTATTTCTTTGGCACCACGCAGATCTTTTAATTCATCTGGCATGACCCATTCTGTTTCGGGCGTAAATAGGGGTATTTGTGTGCTTCTCACTTGTAGTCTCTCTCCTTTACCATTTCTAGATAATGTATAGCCTTATCTATATCTTGTATGCCACCCTTCTGGGAATGCCTACATATATACTTTATAGCGTTCCCTTCCGCAAATTGCAACCTATTCTTGTTGATAAATTCTGCCGGTTGAATGACAAAATTTTGATAGTGCTGGCCTCCTATTTGTTTTTTTAGACTCTTCATTTTTCTCCTTTTATTTTATTGTTGCTGTACTATCGTCTGCTCCTATTTCTCCTGTTGGAATAAAATTAAAAGCTAACGAATATCTCTTTATGTCAGAATTGTTTTGTAAAATTTTATGGTAAACTTCTGATGGAAATATAATTAGTCTACCATTTTTTGGAACAATTCTAAATTCACTACAATTTACGTCATCCCATTTTGTAGGAATTAAATTAAATCTTTTGTTTTCATAATTAGTAAAACTAATTTGACCTGTATTCTCTCCAGTTTGTAAATATAAAACACCACTAAACATACAGTTATTATGGTTGTGATATTGAGATTGTTCTTGTTTGTTAGATATTACAAGCCAAGACGTGGTCATTTTAAATTTAGTGTTGTAATGATAAACTTCTTTCATCACATCATAAAAGTTATTTTCTATAATTTTTTTAAGTGGTTTCATTTTAGGTGTGTCTAAAACCTTATGTGATTTTGACATGTTAACCAAGTCAGCGTGTGTTCGTTTGTAATCAAATGCGTCTGCTATCTTTTTATATTTTTGTATATCAATATCTAAATCAATAACAGATATAGCTTTAGAAAATAAAAGAGTTGTGCTTATCATATGATATAAGCCTTATCAAAATTTTTAGGATCTAGCACGTGTAATTCACGCTTCGCTCTCGTCGCTCCAGTATAAAATAATCTATGTAATTCATCCGGGTCATGACTAAAAGTTTCTAATGCTGCGTTGGTGAGATCTTGCATAAGTAAAACTTTATCGGCTTCTCCTCCTTTTGCTCCGTGTATTGTTGACATAATAATACGTGGATTTTTATTTATCTGTTCGCCATTAGCTCGCATGTTACGAATATAGTTTTCTGTTACAGTATCTAATCCATCAAAAGATTCAAACCATACTTTGTCTGTGGTTAAACCATACTTTTCCATACATTCTTTTAAAGTATACTTATCATCAGAGTGTAAAAGTTTACCTGTTTTAAAACCAGGTAATACATTAGAGCCAAGGTATTCATATATATTTTTTATTTCTACGTGACCTAATAAATCTCCTTTACGCCAATGTTCCCAGTTATTTAAAGCCATAAGAAGTTTTAAAGAAACAGAGTTAACACCTCTATGTTGATAGTACCAACCTCTTAATTCACAAACTTCTTTTACATCATCAAGAAAGTGATTAGCTGATGACAATACCAACCAGTTACCTTGAGACATATCTACTTGTGTAACATCAGAATATCTACGCAAGATACCTTGTTGAGTTCTAGGTTTATAATCTTTATCAAATCTATTTTGTACTTTGTTAATTATCTTTTGTGATAGCTCATGGATAGGACCACCAGGTATTCTATATGATTGATCTAATACTTTAATATCATTAACTTCTTCTTTCAAAGCTATGAAATGGTCTACGTCAGCTCCAGCCCATTTAAATATTGCTTGGTCATCATCGCCTGCAATGTAAGTTTTATTTGCATTAGCCCACATAGATCTGACCATCTCCCATTGTATTAAAGAGAGATCTTGTGCTTCATCAATAAACAAAGCTTCAAAGTTAGGTTTATTTTCTTGTGCAATAAAATCTTCTAGTAAATCTGTAAAGTCTTTTAGACCTTTTTCTTTTTTATATCGTTTCAACTCTTCTGATAGTAAGTATAAAGTGTTTCTTTCTATATCTAATATGTTTTGTCGTGAGTCATAGTATTCTAATAGATCCATACGTTTTACTCTAGCTGTGTTCATAATAGTCAGATACTCATTATCAGAATTAAATGTACCGTCATCTTCAGAATGTTTACCTGTTTTGATAGGAATGCCCACCATTTTACCAAACTCTTTATAATCTTCAGGAGTCATCATCTTTTCTTTTGTCATTGCCAAACGTCTAAAAGCAAAAGCGTGTAGTGTTTTAAAATTTTCTAAATCTTCATCAGCATCCAAACCAAACTTCTCAGCTGCTCTGGTTGCTGCTTCTCTTGCTGCTTTTCTTGTAAAAGAAAAGTATCCTATCTGTCTCGGTCTAATCCCTTGTTGTATGAATTGATCTACTAAATTCAATAACGTTGTTGTCTTGCCTGTTCCGGGTGGACCTAGTATTATGGTTTTCATATTTTCTTAATCTCTTTTGTAAGATGTCTATCTTCATCCTTAATATTTCATTCTTGCCTTTTTCCAATCTATATTTAAGATTCCAGTTTATACCTAATATATTTTTCATTAGAATGCCTCCTTGTGATATTCAACTTTAGATACACTTGTTTCTACTTTTTTCATGGTTTTTATTTTGATGAGTCTTGGGTATTGTTTCTTAATTGGTATCCTGACCTCATCTACAAAAACATTTTCTAATCTTTTTATAAGATTACCTGTTTTAGTTTTATCTTGATCCCAATTATTCTTTTTGCAAAATGCAAAAAAATCGTCCATTCTAAAATATGTAAAGCCTTCTTCTGTAAAAGGTAGCTTATTAAATATGTCATCCATTGTTCTTGCTGATTGTCTATTTGTAGTCCAGTCTTGTAGTAATCCTGTAATTTGATTCATTGGATCTAAAGATTCTAGTGGTTCTACTTCTTGTAAGTTTTGCATCATTGGTTTTAAAAAATATTGTTTCCAATCTTTTGGCTTTGGTACAGGTACAACTAAGTTAGCTTGGTCAAGACACGCCAAAGCAAACAAAGGTGGACTATA